TACTCTGAGGCGCATTCTTTGCCTTCCCTATATACACACGATATTTCTGTCTAAGATAACGGCCAATCGGCAACTTCCCGCCACCTAATAATAAATGCGAAGGAGCATCAGGCTCACTAATATCCAAACCATACTGCATAGTAACAGAGGCTGGCTCAAACATAAAATTAGCACCGATACCAGGACGCAACGACATACGCGCGAACTCCGGGTGACGACCTTTAAGCCTCGAATCATCAGCATTAGTCATCTTTTTTGTAACATATCCCGCAATATATCCGGCGGAATGTTTTTCGAGCTGCCCGACATGTACAATACCTCGTCCCCACGTGTCACGCACCAATGAACACACAGAACAACAAACCCACTTGTCAGTGGGACGCCCGCTGTTAACACCGTGACATGTGCAGCGCGGGTACCCAAACAACGCGACGTGGTAATGGGGACGCTCATTAACATCACCGTATTCCCCAACACCGTAATATCTTATCTTCAAGGGAGCAATTGCCCCGCGAAAGCGTTTTAGCCAATCCTGCAAATCCTTCGGTACTAATGACATTCCAACAGGCAGATTTTCCTCCGCATAAGTCAGCGTTACAAAAGCATTGTCTGAGTAACATAGGCTCTCTAACATTATCCTGCTCTGCCATAGTCTCCTCCTATTAAAACGACAGGGCATGCATTGCCCGCATGGATAGGCATGCATGCCCTGCGTGTATGGATTACGACACTTCATTAAAAGCGGTTCCCAATACGCAAACCGCGAGTCCGACGACGGCCACGAGATCGACGGCCGCGCGAAAACGACCTACGACCGCGACGCTTAAATCTTCCACGTCCACGACGAAAAGCCATAACTATCACCTCCTCCCAAGGGGTCGAGCGCGCAATGAACTCTTGTCGCGCTCATTCTTCGATCTGTATTCCGCAACACTCTGAGCACCGGAATTATGATACATCCAATCCATAAAAACCTTTAACGGCCCATACAATATATCACCAACACCCTCTCCATATTCATCAGTGATTGAATTAGTCTGACTATAACCCGGATGCGCACGCACTTCCGCGCCACCAATAACATTCCGGCCGCGCTTACCGACATTCTTATCGGGCGGCGCTTCGGTCGCTGTACCCAACTCGGGACCCCCAGGACCAGCGCCCTGTTTTATTCTCTGTAGCTGAGAAGCCAGAAGATCATTCTTCAACGCCATATTAGTTAACGTCATACTCTGAACTGTAGCGTCAAACATACTTTCTCGCGTCTGATTAGTAGCAGACGCCATCATCGCTCTAGATACATCTTGACCCATAGACGATAACGCGGCTCCCATGGGACTTCCTCCCGGAGCCCGCGGAGGCGAAACGCTTCCAACTGATCCAATAGATAATGATGGACCACTGGCGGTTGACGCTCCCATAGCTGCAAGGGGATGCAATCCGGCTTTAACAGCATCAGAAACTTTCCATTGTACTCCGCTCTTCGCAAACTCATAAGCCATTTCCTCTTGACGCTTCTGCTGACTTAACTGATTAGCATATTGCTCTTTTTGAAATGCCTGCTGCTCCCTAAATATTGCTAAATCTTGTGCACGCTGAGCTTCCTTATCCTTCGACGCTTGCTGCGCGCCAAAATAACTACCCGCAGCACCTATCAACGGACCAATAAACGGAATCGCACTACCGAATGACCAGCCGCTTGTAGGATCAGCCATGTTAACACCTTATGTTAGAGGCTTCATTACGACGACGCCGACGACCACTCCCCCGACCCACTCTCCTTAAAGCATGCAATACTTCCTTACGTTCATGTCGCCTAACGCAAACTGCAACCTTCTCTGGATTACGAAATGCCATAACACCACGATCAAGGTGGGTAGAATTAACAACGCCCTTCCGTATCGGCGCAACTACTTCCTGTACGTCGGCAACACTTGCCTCCGTAGTCATAAACTCGGGCTCACTATCAAAATCAAACTCACGACGATCTTCAATGTCGCGTAACATATCACGATGATATTCAGAATCAGGAGAGGGGAGAAAAGGTGAAATAGGGAGGCGTAAGCGATACGGCGCTTCAATCACAGAGTGATCGATCAGCAACCTGTCTGCTTGGGTTAGGGAAGATGTAGTGACTTCCCGCTGATCTTTTCGGTGATGACGACGCGCCATCGCTAGGCCTCCTGTCACCTAACACAGTGCATATCAAGGGGATGCACTGTAGGTCAAGGCCGGAGCTCACCATGGCGATCGCCAGGAGCCGCCCACCGCTGACGCGCCGGAGGTACGTGGGCGGCTCCGTGGCGATCGACCGCAATAGATCCAAAAAAAAAAGAGGGCGCCGGCTTCCGCCGGCGCCCCAAGGTGCGCGTACCTCTACGGAATCATCCAATTACCCGCTCTTAACTTTGCCAACATTTCGCGGGTTATCACTAACTCCGTCTCGTATACCTCCTGAAACCGGGGGTTTTTCGTCTTCCCCTTCCCCCGGATCAGACCCTCGATCTTCACTTCCAACGCGTACACCAGAACTGCCTTTTCTTCCTTTGTCATTACCGCTGCTGTTGCCATTGTCTATCTCCTCTTTAGCGCGACGTTCACTTAGTCGCGCCTCAACACTAGCAGCGAACTCATCCTGACGCAACTTATTTCTGACTTCATACTCAACGGGGTCGAACGTTTCCTCATATGGTGTGGAAGGATCGAAATCATCCTCAACATCGAAATCATCAGCCTCCTCGAACGTTTCCATCCCTGCCTGCAACGCCTGCAGGCGCAGATGTTCGCTTCTGATCTGCTGACGAACAATCTCTATCATAGATGGCTGCTGTACATACCCGACCGGCGGAGCCATCGGTATACCTGAATTAGTAGACCGACCATATTCATCATGCCTAACCTCGCTCACACGAGGCTCACGTATAAACGCACGCTTCAACCTATCTTTAAACCTTTCCATCTTAACCTCCTAGAACACTCGAGATTGAGCACCTGACTGTCCAACCAAACGACGTGCTTGTATCGAATGGTTCACCATACAATAAACAGTATCCGTTTCCGTAGACGCAAACGGCCTCGTAGGCGGATCACACGACACGAACTGAGCGTTCAATGCCGTATCACCACTAAACTCCCTAGCAAAATGCCAGAAATCTAGAGCAGAAGTCCTAAACTCTCCGGATACGTGACTTTCCGACCGACGGTATTCATCGTACCTATCCTGATAACCCCACACGCCAGTAGGAGCTGACGAAGCCGAATATATCTCCTTATTTAACACCGCCTGTTGTCCTATATGCTCTAACTCCCGCTGCCAGAAATCCTCCTTTGTGCGCCGATTCCAAGTCCGATACAAACCATCCGTATAGATACTCTTAGGCTTAATCGACAGAAACGAGAATACGTACCCATGCTCCTCGAAAAATCTCCGGTACCGATTGGAACGAGCTCCGCCGATACCATGCCCCCGCATCGTACCGACATCTTCATTATCCGCAATCGCGGTAGGCGCTGTCTGCAACACTTCCGAAAATTGAATAGTCTGCTTACCTCCGCCAAGATACTCCGGACGCTGTAAACGCGCATCTGACGATCGCACACCGAGGTAACGCAAGTATTCCGTATAACGAGAACCGAACCGCGCACGCGCTTCCTCAAACCGCAACAACGCAAACGCTTCCCGCAGATTCGATAGCGAAAGGTTAACATCTGGCAAACCTCCGCTAGATAACGTCCTCATTAAGAACTCTGAACCTACATCATTAGATGCATAAGCATTCGCATAAGCAGTAAGTCCTGCACTTTCTTTGACCGCATTAGCACCTGCATAATCAGTCGTACTACCAGCACCAGTCGGAGTACCTAAACCACTAACCGGTACACTAATAGTCGGCCCTTTCTGCTCCCACGGCCTAGACGTCGTAAAATAATCCTTTTCCCAACATACCGATTGCAAACCGACCGCAGTCGTCGTATCCGCACCCGAACCTAAATCTATCACTAACTCACTTTGCAGGTCTTGATCACGATACCATTCATTCCATATCAAGTTATAACCTCTCGCAGGTAACGCACTAATCACTGTATTGGCAACTCCGGGTGGAACCCCCATATAATCATGAAGACCACCAACAGCAAAACCAGCCACACTGGTAATGGTAGGAAAAACAGACGCATCCATTCCATCTGATCCTCCCGTTATAAAATCCTCCCAATCTTCCCAAACTAACCTATGAGGTACATACCAATGATGAATCCGCGCATGCATAGGATGCATCACCGGTGCAAGCATAGGCGCAAACCTAATGAGGGCATTCGTAGCCTGCTGTACCGTATCTCCGGGTAACACCTCGAGAAGTCCACAAGGCACCAACACTCCCAATTCCATAGACAACAAGTTATAGTAAGACAGTGAAAACTTACTTCGCTTCATAGCGTCCTCCTACCTTTTTGATAGATTGCACGACGGGTCTCCTCATTCAGCACAGCCTGATCACCCGACCGAATCACCGCTGCTTTAAACGACGGATTTTCCTTATTCTTGAGCGTATCCATGAACACAGGCCGCATTTCCTCCGCCTGCTCATCCAGCGTACTCTGAGGCGCATTCTTTGCCTTCCCTATATACACACGATATTTCTGTCTAAGATAACGGCCAATCGGCAACTTCCCGCCACCTAATAATAAATGCGAAGGAGCATCAGGCTCACTAAT